AGGGCGGGGTGGCGCTGTTTGACGCGGGCGGCTGCTGCGGCGACGTCGGCGGGTTCGGCGTCGGGGGTGTCGCGCAGTTCCCGCTCAAGGATCGCGAGGGCGTCTTGAAGGTTCGGGGCGGCCACCTGGCCCTGGTCGTCGAGGACATCCAGGGCGCCGAGCCGGGTCAGAGCCTGCTCACGCTGCATGGCTCGCCGGGTGGACGCAATCTCCGCCTGCTGCTGCTCGATCCTCTTACGGTCCGCTTCCAGCTGCTGCTGAGCGCGTTCCTGCTCTGAGAGGGCTTCCTGCTGCGCCTGGCGGGCTGTGGCGATGAACGCCTTGGCGTCATCGACGTTGCTGAAGCCGTGCTCCTTGGCGAAGTCTTCGAGGGCCTGGCGGGCGCCGGCGCGCTTGCCCTGGTCCTTCTCCTTCGCGGCGAGCGCGTTCAGCTCGTCCTGCGTCATCGACACGGTCGGCGTGACGGGCGGGGCGGGCTTGGGAGGCTGCGGCGCCGGGCTCGGGTCACCCGCGGACGCTACTGGCGGGTTGCCGCCGTCGTTGTAGAACACGGCGAGGGCGTCCGTGCCGGTGTAGGGGTGGGCCCAGCCGGGGGCTGCCGGGCCGGTGCGGTGCTGCGCGGGGCGACGCATCAGTACAAGTCCTCCCAGACTCGCTCGTACTCCAGGCCCCGCGCCTAGATCCAAGTGGAGCACAGAAGTCACGGCGTGTTCCCCCCGCTCCCCCGCACCCCCGTCGTCGCGCCGGTCTCGGCCTCCTCGTCGTCGGCGGGGTCGCTGCTGGCGGCGGGCAGGATGACGGCCGGCGTCTCGGGCTCGTCTGGTGCCTCACGGCCCAGGAACGAGGCGACCTCGTCTGGGTTGCCGAGGGCGTCGGCGAGGAAGCGGGCGTCTTCGAAGGAGCGGGCGTCGATCCGCTTGATCTCTTCGGCGGCGTCCTCGATGGGGAAGCCGGCCTCCATCAGCATCTTGATGCCGGTCTCCTTGGACAGGATGCCCTTCTCCACTCCGGTGGCGACCTGCTCGAGGACAGCCTGCTTGTCGGTCGGCGTGTACGACCCGAACACGAGCTGCGCCGGGAGCGGAGTGACGCCCGTCCAGCCGGGGTGCTGCCCGGCGATGTGGAGACGTTGCACCATCTTCAGCAGCAGCGCGTACTTGTGGTCGCGGGCCAGGCGCATGCTCGCCACGAGGGAGTCCAGCGGCCCCAGGGACAGTTGCATGGCGTACCCGGAGGGGACCTTGGAGGGGTCCATGGTGCCGAGGGCGACCGGGGGGATGCGGGCGACGTTGGAGGCCCGGTCGGCGAGGTCGTGCCGGTGTTCACGCAGCTCGCGCAGGGCGGGGCTGGTGTCGATGGTGGTGAGCTTGCCGTCGGGGCCCAGGGTGAAGACGGCTCCGGGTCCGACGATGAAGTTCTGCTTGGGGTCGGTGACACCGGAGATACCGACCATGGGCTGGCCAGTGGTCGCGGAGGCGCGCGAGGCGTCCGTGTCGGATCCCTGAAGCTCGTCGAACACTTGCAAGACCTTGGCCAGCGATGACTGGCCCCAGAACTCCTCTGCGGACGGCACCGTGTTGGGGACGTGGATCACCGGAACGAAATCGATGTACAGGTCCAATTGGTCCAGGACCTCGCCGTCGGAGCGGGTCGCGTACACGGCCTTGTCGAGGGGGAGGGTGTCGACGTCGATGGGGCCGCGCAGATCCTGGATGTCCCAGGTGGCGTCGGTGAGATAGCAGGTCAGGGTGGACGGTTCGTCGTTCCACGCATACTGCCGCGACAGGGCCCCCGATGTGGGGTCGACCTGGTCTCCGGGCCGGACGACGGGCACCGTCTCGCCGTCGGGTCCTTCGGTGGTGAGGGGTGCGCGCACGGCGCGGCCGCGTTCGTCGACGCCGGGTCCGCTGGCCGGTCCGATTACGGCGAGTTCGAAGGTGATGCGTCGCAGCCGGGCCGGCAGGTCCCGCTTGGGGTCCTCGGGCAGTTCCCACGCGAAGTGCACACGGTCGGGGAATTCACCGCCGTCGTCGTCCTCGCCGATGATCGGGAAGAAGAACCCGGGGTCGACGGCGCGGAGGGTGACGCGCCGCTTGGCGGGGTCCCACGCGAGCCGGTACACGCCGTCGCCGAGGGAGACGGCCTTACGTTCGGCCTGCTGCATCCGCATCGCCAGCAGTTCATCCTCCGCCCAGTCCCGCAAGAGTTCCTCCACGCGCTGCGCGGCCGCGGTCTCTGGGTCAGGTTGGCCGTCTCCGTCGTGTTCGGCGCCGGGCACGACGATGTGCTGCTCACGGCCGAGGACGTTCGCCATGACCGTTTCGATGAACATGCTCGGGTCGCCGAACTCGCGACGTTCAGCAGCCGAGGGCCCGTCGGTGATCTCGGCGAGAGCTGCGGCCTGGTTGTTGTCGTAGGCGGCGAGGAGCTTGTACGCGGCCAGGCGGCGTTCATCGGCGGCCGGCACCCACATGGATTGGGCTTCAGGGAAGGCGCGACGGCTGGGCATGCCGCGGGCGTCACTGAATACGGGCTTGTAGTTCAGCCATGACCAGGCGTCGATGACGACCTTCTTGGCGCCAGCAATGAGGCCCACAGCTGTCCTTCCCGCTGATCCCAGGCCCCGCGCCTAGTGATCAGGGTACGGGCGTGCGGTCTGAATGTTCCCCTTGTTCCCCTCGCTACCTGCGACCTCGGAGTCTTTGGTCGCTGTAGTGCTGTGTGCCCAGGCCCTGCTGTGCCGGGTCGGCGAGCTCGGTCAACGCGTGCACGTAGGCGTCCATGCGGTCCGGGGAGTCCATGCCAGGCAGCCAGGTGATGAGCTGTCCTTCGAGGCGCGGGAACTCGCCCACATGGTGGATGAGGGACTGCGCGGCCAGCTGGGCGATTGGTTCGGCACGGAGCTTCTTGCCTTGCTTGGCGTGCACGGGGATGATCCGCGGCATGAGGAGGCCCTTGGTTTCGCCCTCTCGCTCGAGGTCGCGCCAGGCCTGCCGGATGATCTGCGAAGACTGGTCGCCGCCGAAGTTGTCCTCCACCACGAACGCGTCGGCTTGCAGTTCGATGGCGAGCCGGCAGGCCTCGTGGCCCCACGTATCGGCGCCCATGTTCGCGGACCGGTCTGCCAGCACGTACATCTCGCCGGATGCCGTGCGGCCGGCTCCGACGATGCCGGTTTCGTCGTGGGAGGCGCCTGCTCCTCCGGCCATGTCGACGGCCACCACGACGCGGGATAGGTCGACCCCGCGGAACGCCATGGGGGTGATCCGATTGCGGGTGATCCAGGCCCACTGCCAGACGCCTCCCTCGAGGGGGCGGGGCTGCTGTTGGTAGAGCGCCCACCAGACGCGTTCTCCGACTCCCCTGCGGATGCGCTGGAGATCGTCGACGTTGTACCGCTCCGGCCAGAGCGCTTCGCCTTCCTGCCGCCCGAGGGGGTCGTCCTCCGCCATAGCGATGGCGGGCAGATCCAGGACGGTCCATTCATCGCCCTCGGTCTCAAGGAGCCGGCCGGACAGGTCGTCGGGGTTCCAGCGAGTGTTGATGACCACGAGGGAGCCGTTGGGCTCCAGGCGGGTGAGGGCGACGGATTGCCACCAGTCCCAGACTCGGTTGCGCTGCGTCTGGGACTCGGCGTCGTCGGATCCTTTGAAGGGGTCGTCGACGATCAGGCAGTTGTGGACGAGTAGGCCGTCAGCAAAGAAGTTGCTGTTGCCTTCCACTTGGATGTCATGGACTCGGACGCCTGGCGCGTGTACTCGGCGAACCAGGGATACGGCGTCACCGTGGACTTGTGGTGCACCATGTGGCAGCCGTAGCAGAGCAGCAGCAGGTTCTCGACACGGTTGTTCGCTGGGTCCTCGTCGATGTGGTGCACGATCAGGTTGGACTTCTGCGCGGGTGCTCCGTTTCGTGTGTACGTGATCGGCTTGAACGGGGTGGCGCAGACGACGCAGGCATCCTTGTCCCGCTCGAAGATCAGAGGGCGGGTCTCCCTGAACCACTTGCTGTAGCTGGTGCCGTCCTTGTAGTGGGAGTTGCCCACTCCGAGCATCCTGATCGAGTGGGCTTTGTCCGCGCAGGGACGGGAGCAGTACACGGTCCGGCTGCTCTTCGGACGAAAGAACAGACCGCACATGGTGCAGGGCTTCTCGGGATGGTTTCGAGAGGCGGTGATGCACTCTCGCCCGCAGAACCGGTTGGCCGCCTTCTTCGGCATCGGCTCGTCGCAATGCTCGCATCGGCGCGCGTTCTTTATCGCGTGATGCGCCTGCGAATGCGGCTTGCAGCAGTAGAAGGAGAAATGACCACGGCGCAGTGCCTTGTTGTACTCGTACCGCGGCTTCTTGAATTCGTCGCCGCACCACAGGCAACGCAACAGAATCTTGACTGCTCGCGCCTGGTTGTAGCAGTCCCGGCATGACGGCCCGCGCCCGTCGCGCCCCTTGTCCTTGTCGCACAGGATGCAGTGCCGGTTGGTTCGGGAGACCGTGCGCACCAAGCCGGTCCCCGGGCCGTAGAGACGCGGCCGGCCGGTAACCGGATCCAGGGACATAGACGGGGTGATCTCCGGTAGCCCGTACTCGATTCCCACGAGCGCTGGTGACTTCGATGAGTCCATCGGCAGTAGTCGTCCTCGTTGCCAGAATCCGGCGCCATTCAGTTCGGCCGGTCGCATGGTTGAAGGAAAGGACTCGCGGCTTGTCGTTCATGGCCACGAGTTCCGATATGTAAATTTTACCGATTTCCGTGGTCACCAGGGTCTCATCGGGAAAACAGTTCGCCCCTTTTCCTGTGAGGCCACCCCCCACGCCAGCCGTCACCATTCCGCCCTCGTGTCCTGCAATGTCGAAGCGGTTGGCGGCATGTGAGGCCGGGTTGAGAGCGATGCCTAGGGCTTCGGCATATCCGGTGATGGTGTCTCGGATCCACCGGCCGTGGTCGTCGGCCAGGGTGGCGCTGTAGGAGGCCAGCATCAGGCGGTGGTCGGGGTTCTTGCGCAGGTACCAGACGGGTGCCCAGCGTGAGGCGCGGCGGCTCTTCCCGTGACGTGGTGGCATGGTCAGCATGACCTTGACCCGCTCCCCTGCCGCGATCCGCTGGAATGCGCGGTCCACCAGGTCGAGGTGCCGGGCTTGCATCTCCCTGCCGTTGGTGAGGACGGCGGCGAGAGAGCCTGGAGACCGGTCCATGGCGATCTCGCGCTCCACGGCCAGAAGCTGGGACCGCAAGTCCGGGGAGGCCTGACGGGCTATCTCTAGACGCTGCTCGTCGGGCAGTGTCCGGTAGGCCTGGAGGAGGTCACTGTTCGCCGTCACTGGCGTCCTGGTCGTCGCCTTCCATGAGGGAGGGTGCGGTACCGAGTCCGATGAGCGCTTCGAGTTCGGCGGTGGTGGCCTGGCTCATCTGGAGGGGGCCGCCGCCGGCGCCGGTGACTTCGGCCTTGGCGGGCATGTCGAGGCCGTTGAGTTTCGCTCGGCGGTCCATAAGGCGGAGGACGGTGTCGACGGCCCGCATGTCCAGAGCGTGGTCGACGACCTCGCCGTCCTTGTTGAAGACCGGGGAGGGCTGTGTGGCGCGTGGCCATGCGGCCTCGAGGAGGGCGTCGAGGCGTTCGTTCTCCTGCTGCCGGTAGATGCCGACTTCGGCGGCTTCCTCTTGGCGGTGTGCTTCGAGGGCGCGGTTGAGGTCGCGGCGTGCGGCGTTGGGGCTGCTGTAGCCGAGGGCCTCGACGCGTTCGTCGTCGTATCGGACGCCTTCGCGGCGCAGCGCAAGGAGTTTGGTGCGTCGGACGGTGACTTCGTCCAGCTT